TCATTGGTTCAAGTTTTGTTTTAAACATAGTCAAACCATTATCTTTTTCTAAAGGATATATACTCATATTGATATACAAGTATTCTTTACTGTCGTCCAGTAAATGAGATATATTTTTTATTCTGGTATATACCGGAAATGCATCAGATTCTTTTTCTAAAATAGAAGTGACCTGATCTACTCTATAACGATGTCTTCCATTCCCGCAGTTCTCAGTCTTGTAATGTGTCCAATCTGCCATTGTTTTGTATCTAATCCTTTCATTATACCTAAGTATTTATTACGCAAAAGGCTAAATTGATTCACTAGATGAGTTAGGTCTATCACACTTTGCTCACCATCTACAAATTTGTCTGCATCTCTGCTACTCAGTGTTCTATTATAGTTTTCTAAATATTTTCTGAATATTTTAGAACGTTCTCTGCGAAGTTCTATATTTAAATGTTCGAGTATTGCTTCAATCTCTTGTAGTTGATTGAAGCGAAACTCTGTCAGACCGGGTAGGGAGGCGGAGGCTTTCTCCAGACTCCCTTTGATCTTGACTTCCCATCTGGCTTCTTCCAATTCTTTTTCGTAATATTCGATCGCCGGAACTATATTACCTAAGTCTTGAACAATTTTATTATAATGGGTAGCCATTTACTAATCCCAATCCTCTTCGTCATCATCTTCTAAACCGAAGTCAAAATGACTAATTAGTGCCGCCTTCATCACTGAATCAAACTGATTAAGTGCATCTTCTACTTCTGATATATCTAATTGATCATCAAACACTCTTACAATCTCTTCAGCAACATGAAGTCGTTCTTTTACTGCTACATATGGTTTAATACTATCCCATACATTATAAAGTAATTCAGTTTCAGGATTCATCTGTATATTCCTCCATCTCTGGTTCTAATACTTCTGGTTCAATATCTTCTGGCACGTCTTCTTGTGCTATAGGATTTTGCCCCCATTCATCTAAAATTACTTGAAGTTTATCATCAGTCCAGCCTTTTCTGAACTCTTTGATTTCCTCACCAGTAACTGGTGATACATAAGAAAGTTTGTTGCCGACTTTAACCACAATGCCTTTTGCTTCTAACATTTCTAACATACCACTATAAGGGTCCATTCCTGTTTCATATGGAATCTTGATTTGCACACCTTCAAAAGGTTTGCTGTATCTGGATTTCATAACTTTACAGGCGGCTCTTATACCTTGTACTGTAGATACTTTGTTTCCATCTGCATCTTCTTTTAATTTTAGTTTCTTTATTGCTACAACAATACTACTTGCATATATAAAACCTTGTCCGCCTGATATTTTATCATCAGGGTCAAACATGTCTTGTGATGCATAAGTATGGTTTGTTGCGACAATACCTATTGGAAAGGGTGCTATTTGGTTAACTGTGTTTCTAACTAAAGACGCCAATGCCTTTGGTTTTCTACCCATATCACCTTTCATATCACCTTTTTCAAATTGTGTTACATCTGTAGGCGTTAATAACATACCTAAACTATCAATCACAAACAGTAACTTAGGCATTTCTTCGTAAGGAAGATCTCCATAGTTATTTTTATAATCTTTCATAAATTCACTTATTGCTTTAGCAACATCGTCAATCATTGAAACACTGATTTTTAATAGTTTTTCTGGTGACGTATCAACATCTAATGCCTGTAACCATTGTTCATCTAATGCGTTCTCAGAGTCAAATAATACTACTTGGCATCCTTGATCTTGTGCATTTTTTACAATGTTTCCAGAACATATAAACGATTTACCAGAACCTGATTCACCTGCAAACACACTAACTTTACCTAGTGGGATACCTCCATTGAAGTCCCCACTTATTAGGTAGTCAAGTGTTTTGTTACCAGTGCTGATCCAATCCTTTGGGTCATGGAAACCAGCACTAATACCTGAAATGCTTTTAGTTAAACCGGTTCTGAACTTTGTTAAGTCAAATGGTTTTTGCATAATTTCTCCTTACGACTGTCTGTTTCTGATCATGTTAAGAATATCATCTGCTGATTTCTTACCAGTATCTTCTGCTGGAGCAGTTGCTACTGTTTCAGCCACTGGTGCTGGAGCAGGAGTTTCTACTGCTGGTGCAGTTGTTTCCGCTACAGGAGCCACACTCTCTGTTGCAGGTGTCTGTACTGCTGGAGCAGGTTGAGCCGGTGCAACTGTTGATTGTGTTTGTGTACCTGTATCAAGTCCATAGGGTTTGAAAAAGTTACCCCATTTTGCTGGGTCATATAATTCCCCATCTACACTTGCTTGGAACATTTCTGCTATTGCTTGTACGCCTTCTGCTGTTGGTTTAGCAGGAAGGAAGTCGTTTAAGTTATACAAACCATGTGTATCAATTGACGCAAGTTGTTCTTCAGTAAGAGCACTTTCTTTTCTTGCCCACTTACTTGTAGAATAGTCTGCGTATTGACCTTTGGTTGTTTTGGATAATCTAAAATCAGTACCTGCAACATAGTCTGTTGGGAGGTTTTCCATTTCTGGGTCCATAAGTGCTGATTTGATTATGTTAAATATTTGAGGGCCAATTACAAATCTTCTAATTGGATTCTCTGGTGCAGTTTCATCTAAAGGATTTTCATTTACAAACCCTTGGAAGATGTAACTTCTTTTTTTCCAATACTTTCTACCCATGTCTTCTAGACTTGGATCTTTAAACCAAGGACGTACCTCAGTTAATACTGGACATGTTTCACCAAACATTTCCATACAAGGTACTTGTACAGTTGTTGGTTTTTGATCGCCACCTACAACTCCAGGGAATGTAAGTCTGATCATTTGTCGTTCTACCCAAAAGAACGTGTTATTTGGATCTGAGTCAGGTAAGAACCTTAATAAAGTACTTGTACCTTCGTCTATGTTCCAAAATGGGTATATTGCGTTATCGCTTTGAGCTGGGGAACTACCTTTGGAATTGTTTTCCATTGATTGTAGTTTAGCTCTTATTTCTGCTAATGAGGCCATGATATTTCTCCTATATTTGCCATGTTCGTAATACCTTCTGTGTTTAGGGTATTACTATTTTTCTATTATAATGCCAAGATGTAAAAAAGTCAACACCTTTTTACAACTATTGGTAAATTATTTTACCAACAAATTTATTTATCTATAAAGTAATATATTACTCTACAAAACGGTCTAAAAATGCTTCGTATGATTCTTCAACACTCATTGGAGCATTTTTTACATCGTGCTGACCTGCACTTAGTAAACAACTTTTAATCGCACCATATTCAAATTGGTTAAGTTGTCCACCATCACTTAGTTTAGTTCCTATACTTTGTAAGTAATTAGAAAGTGCTGAATCTTTAGCACTATATCCTAACTGACTTACCTGATATCCTAATTTTGCATTTGGTGTAGCAAAATCTACTAAGTCTGATTCTTTTAAATTGTTCTGTAAATCTTCAAATGATTCTTTTTGTATTGCATCTGTTATGTATGTTTCAAAAGCATGTTTTTTGCTTGCCATTACTTTTAAATTATCTAATACATTTGCAACTTTATCATCAAAATGTGTTTCTGTGAACTTGCTTTCTAAATCTAAGTCATCTTGTAGCAGTTCTACATTATTATAATTTGTAACTGTCTCTACTGCATTAGCATAAGTTTTAACACCACTTAATTTTTTAAAATTATTTTTGATATCATTTATATTTTCTATTGCTAAAGATACAAATTCTTCATTTGTTTCATTTACCAATTTTGCCTTTCTTACATAGTTTACAAATTCTTTAAGTTTATTCAAATCTTTAGACATTTGTGTGATCGATTCACCTATTTCATCATAAGTTTCTCCGCCATTGTGCAAATGTCTTGCCATTGCTCTTGCGGCTGGCAGATTGTTTTCTGCCATTTTAAATTTCTCTTCTCCACGTTGTATTAATATACTGTGGATGTTTCTGCTTCTAGCACCACGTACTTCTTCGTTTACATCTTTATTATGTCTAACAATAATTTTTACATTGTCTGCTAGTGGTTGATAACTGGACTTTCTACTACCAGTCATTTTACCTAAACTTGCTTCTGCAACTTGTTCTTTATCTTCGTATGCTTTAGTACCACCAAAACCCGGCTCTTCACCATCACCATCACATCTTGGACATGTTTTACCGTCAGTAACCATACCTGAACCTAAACAGTATTCACAGTCACCTTTACTTTCTGGATCTTTTGTGTTTTCTTCTACTGGATCTAATCCTGATAATTTTCTAATAACATTAATTTCTTCCATCATGTCTGCCATATCTTTCTCCGCATTTTTGGCAATGTCTACGTTTTCACCTTTAGGTTTTAACTTTTTATCAAATACTCTATAATCAAAATTTAATAAATAATCTTGTGCTAGGTCTTTGACCATATTCCTCACAGGAGATTCACTAAGATCATTACTTGTTGCAAGTACCAATGTTTTATCATTAACGTCTATTCTTGCTAATAAATTTGGTTCTGCTACAGCAAAACGTGTTGCTTCTTGAGGATTAATTACTAATTTACCCTCTTTATTAAAACTTTTGATTTCATATCCGAACCCTTTTAATATATTAAAAAGTTTTTCAGATACTGTATTTATATTAATAGCCATACAACTATTTATCAAAATTTAGTTTTTCAAAATATTTTTTACAAGAGTCTAAGCACATATATTCTTTTTGATATAATTTATAGTGTTGATTATTGTATTCAAGTATATCTTTTGTGTCATCTAGGATAATTTCTAAATCATTTTTACTAAGTTCATTAAAAAATTCAAACAATTTGAAAACTTTATCTAACCGTTTATTATGATTTAACACAATGTCATAGGACTCGTCCCAGTATTTACTAAATGTTTTGAAGCCTTTTTGTTTAAGTGCTTCTAAAGAATAGGGTGTTGCTAACAACACAAAGGGAGTTTTAGATATAATTGCTCTAGATGTTTTTTCAGTTAGGTATACTTCTCTTCTGTAAAATTCTGTTTCTGTTACAAAATCTATATAATTACTTGGAACACAGGTTTTATGATAAGACCATCTAACATCGTTCGAAGAATTTTTTACACCATCATCATCGCCTAACAAAGGCAATAATCTTTTTATTTTTTGATTATCAATTTCATTTTTTATTGATTCTAATTGACTTTGCATGTCACCGTTTAAACAATAAGAAATATTATTTCCATCTAATCCTTGATTATCAATAATTTTCTCTAAAAATTGTATTCTGTGTTTTCTATGTGTACCATTAAAACATCGTATTTTATATTTTCTGTCTTTTATATCTAAAACATTTTCTTTATTAATGTCTTTAAAGAACTGAAATACTGTATTGACTCCTATTGTTGGTATATCCAGATACTGCTTAGGTTTATCAAAACAAGAAATTAATAGACATCTTTTTTTATTCAATTGATAATGTGTAACTGTATTTTCAATCACATCTACTAATGCATCTTCCCATTCTGTCTGTCCTTTTTCAGGTATTATATTATCAGTACTTATGTCAAACACTATGATACAATTATTATCTATATGTTTCTGCAAAACAATATCAGGCAAGATAAAAAGAAATTCGGAATCTATATATCCGTTTTTAAACAAATTTAAGTTAAACTTTATATGATAAACTCCAATAGATTTATCATCTTGTATAAAATATGATGATGGTTTTATTTCATAAAATTCTTCTGTCATATATGTGTCATGTATAAAACAATTGAAAAATTCTTTTTGGCCTTTTTTAAGTACATTTAAGGCAAGTTCCTCACTGAACCCATTAGGAATTTTGTAGACCCCTTGAGGAGTTTTTATACTATCATTGCTATAAATATTAGCAGGAATCATTTTAAATTAATGGCATAGGTTGGTCGTAGTCGTCGCCATCATCACTGTTAAAGTCGTCCCAACCTAATCCACTATTAACTACATTGTAAACATCATCTTCAAATGTACTTACATAATCTATCATTCTTAAACAAAGAACTAAAGACATTACCAAGTCATCTGAGCCGCCTGGTTTTGCCTTAAATGAATTTGCGTTAGATACAAAGTTTTTTAATTCACTAACAAGAGCTTTACTTTTTAAAACAATTTTGTCTTGTTCTACTAATCTTTTTAAA